GTTTGTCAAGCAATATGCTGACGTGAGATTCAATGTAACCAAGGTAGCCAGCCAGTGGGAAGACCTGCTTAAGTCATTGAAGGCGGAGTACCCGACAGTTGAGTCCAGGGCACTCCCAAAGCAGATGTTCAGGTATAAGCCGTCGAGCTAATAATAGTCTTCCGGGCCAAACTAAGTGCAGCCCTATGCTCGGGGGTAAATTTCCTCCCTTTAAGGGCCGCAGATTGCTTGGAGCACTGTTCAGGGGTGCGTTTCTTTCCTCTCCGACCGGCCGCAGCTTTTGCAATATGCTCAGGTGTTTGCCTTTTTCCTTTTAGGCTTGCAGCAATTTTTGCACGGTGCACGGGTGTTTGCTTAATACCAGAGGTACCTTCCCCACCGTCTGTTCTGTTATGAAGGATTCCATTCCCTATGTCTTTCCGACCATACCAGCGGATGTATCGTCTTTCAAGTGCACAGGCGCCGATATCAGAAAGATTGGTCTCCAGAAAGACAATTCTATGGGAATCCTTAGGCACACCTACACCACAATGCTTGCGCTTGAATCGATCACCCTTGCCTTTACCGGTATAGTACGGTGTCCCGTCAGGTCTGAGGTATGCATATACATAATGCAAATAAATAGTCACAGCTGATGCTCCTTGAAAGCGTTAGAGCCAGTGGAGCTGCAACTCGTGACTGGCGTCCTATTTATATAAAATGAATCTTAAAGTGAAAAGAGAACCACGAATGATCATCACAAAGACCCCCCTCCGAGTGTCTTTCTTCGGAGGGGGTAGTGACATACCTCAGTTCTATGAGAAGAGCCCGGGGCTTGTCATTTCCACCACTATTGACCGCTACATACAGATAGCGGTCAATCGCTGTGAGCCCAAGCACGTTCGTGTGGTCTACTCAGAGCTCGAGCAAGCCGATACAGTTGATCAGATCAAGCACACCAGAGCAAAGGCGGTCCTCAAGCGTTTCGGTGTAAAGACCGGTATAGAGATCGCCAGTTTCTCAGACATCACAACTCGAGGATCAGGTCTCGGATCAAGCTCCACTTATACGGTGGGGTTGATCAATGCCCTGTACAACATGAAGATCTTGGGATATACTAGAAAAGACCTTGCAGAAATGGCTTGTGAGATCGAGATAAATGATCTAGGAGAGCCCATCGGCAAACAAGATCAGTACGCAGCGGCATTCGGCGGCTTCAACTCCATTCGGTTCAACAACAGTGAAGTTCAAGTGGCGCCGGTGCCGGTCTCTCACTCTACCCTGTGTATGCTTAACGAGAGACTCATGTGCTTCAGTACTGGGATGACTAGAGAGGCATCTAGCGTTCTAGATCAGCAAGTTGTAAACTTAAAGTCTGGCATCGCTACAGACTCGACTGCTCGACTCGTTGACATGGCAGAGGTAGGTCTGAAGTACCTCAAGGCAATTAAGCTTGACGAGTTCGGTGCTCTACTCCATGAAGCCTGGACCGAAAAGAAGAAGTTGGCAAAGGGCATAAGCAATCCACACATTGACACCATGTATGAATCCGCCAGACGAGCCGGCGCATTGGGTGGAAAGATACTTGGGGCTGGAGGCGGTGGGTACCTACTGCTCTATGTCCCTACCGTCCAGGGCAGAAACAATGTACGAAATGCCCTACGAGACTGCAGACAGTTCTATTTCAGGTTCACCGATCAAGGGAGCGTAGCAACGCAAGTATGATGAGAAGCTTTGGCGATTACTTTTCAGCTGTTAACTCTGCCACCGAGCAGATCAGCCGTGTTGCCCTAGAAAGAGCATTTGAGACCATTGACGGTTGCAGTGGTAAACTGTATCTCATGGGCAACGGTGGTTCAGCGGCAATTGCTGATCATTGGGTGTGTGACTACATGAAGGGCATCAACGACGACACGGGGACATTTCCACCAGTAAGGGCAATCAGTCTGGCATCCAACGGTCCTCTTGTAACGGCTCTTGCAAACGACCTGGGCTACGAGAATGCCTTTACAGCTCAGCTTGAGTACTACCGTTGTGATGAGGATGACATTGTCATTGCAGTTTCGTCCAGCGGAAACTCTAAGAACATAGTCAACGGTCTCCGGAGGGCAAAGGGATTTGGGTCTATTACAATTGCTCTTACTGGATTTACAGGTGGTGAAGCCGCTAAGATGGCAGACATCAGTGTTCATGTGCCATGCAATAACTACGGCGTGGTCGAGGACTGTCACATGATGATCCTACATGCCATTTCTCAAAGAATCCGCTACAGGGATGCACTAGACTTAGAGAACCTAAAGCTCTAAATAATGTTGACTTTTCATTATAGTGGATTAGAATGCCATCATGGACTCAGACAATGTCATCCCCTTTCCGCGAAAGGTCCAGACCTCTCTGGGCTTGGTGCCACCTCCACAAAACATGGAAGAGGTAGAGGAAACAGTTGACATTGTCAGACAAGCCCATATACAGCAGACACTCGAGCAAGTCATCCCTATGCTCTTTGATAACCTTGCACTTGCTGGATTTCAGCCAGTCGACGAGATGACCTTTCTCAAAGACGGCGCCCTCATCGTAGAGTCTGCTAGGTCTTTCCTGAATAAGATATACGGTATGTCGCACCCACTTCAACTCATTGCTGACAACTTATTTGAGCAGATCGACTCTGAAGGCAATCTTGAAGTTTCCGACAAAGTCAGGATTGTCATAACCCCCACCCCACAGGAGAAGAGCTGAAAAGCTCGTTACAAAATGCTTATTCTTGACCTCTCCCAGGTTATGCTTTCCAATGTCATGGTGCAGCTTGGTAATCACACCAATGCCCAAGTTGAGGAAAGCATGTTTCGACACATGTGCCTAAATTCGATTCGAATGTATAAGACCAAATTTGGTCCCGACTACGGCGAGCTTGTTATTGCCTGCGATAACAAGCATTATTGGCGCCGGCAACTGTTCCCTTACTACAAAGCCAATCGCAAAAGGTCACGAGCAGAGTCTGAACTTGATTGGAAGTCCATATTTGATGCACTCGGTAAGATCCGTGCGGAACTTAAGGAATACTTCCCGTACCGCGTCATCGATGTAGAGTCTGCAGAGGCCGACGACATCATCGGCACTCTCTGCCATGAGTTCGGTGACGACAGTGGTCTAAATCTTCCTACAGGGCAACGCATCCTGATCCTGTCTGGTGACAAGGACTTCCAACAACTCCAGAAGTTCACCAATGTCGAGCAGTACGATCCGGTCCGCAAGAAGAAAATCGTGTGCAATGATCCCGAGCGCTTTCTGCTTGAGCACGTAATCAAGGGCGACGCGGGTGACGGCATCCCCAACATCCTCAGTGAGGACAACTGCTTTGTTGTCGGCAAGCGCCAGGCGCCTGTGACCCAAAAGAAGTTGGACAACCTCATTGCTGTCGGTATTGTCGGAAAGCATGACCATCCCAACTACCGGAACTACATGCGCAATCGAGAGCTCATTGACTTGACCATGGTGCCTGGGTCCATTAGGACCAAGATCATGGAGAGCTATAACGAACAGAGCGGCAAAAAGGCTCCTAACCTGCTTAACTACTTCATTGCTAATAAGCTAAAGAACCTGACCAATTCTATCGGAGAGTTTGTATGAAACTAAGTGTAAGTGAGATCCTCAAGAAGGCATCAGAAATCCCTAATCAAGACGCCCGAGTCGACTGGCTCCGACGGTATGACTCTCAGGCTCTCAGATATGTCCTTGCTGGAGCCCTAGACCCCAAGATCAAGTGGCTGTTGCCAGAGGGTGAGCCTCCCTATAAGCCCAACGACATTGTGGACCAACAGCACAGGCTCTTTACAGAGGCTCGTAAGTTCTACCTATTCATCGAGGGCGGTAATCCCAACCTCAAGTCACTTCGTAGGGAAGCCCTGTTCATCGAGCTCCTTGAAAGTCTAGACCCGGCAGACGCAAAACTCCTCCTGGCAATCAAGGACAAGAGGATGCCATATCCGGGGATCACAACAGAAGTTGCAAACCTAGCATTTCCAGGACTTATTAACGCATGAGCAAGTCACGACCCAAGGGCTTTGGTCGAAACTACTGGTACGACGATTACGGTGGCTATGACTACATTGACCGCAAGGAGCTCAACGAGCACCGACGGTCCAAAAAGATCAAGAACCTCATTAGGTCCAAGAACGTGAACCAGCTTGTAGAGATGGATGACGACGAGTACGATGACCATGAGACCCGAGGAAATCGCTGATGTGCCCGTCTTATACTTTTAAAGACCTAAATACGGAGGAGGAGTTCACGACAATCATGTCGATGAACGAGCGGGAAGAGTACGTGAAGAGCAATCCTCACTTGCAGCAAGTGATACACTCGGCGCCCGCACTCGGCGATCCAATCAGGTTGGGACTCAAGAAGCCTGACAACGGATTCCGAGATAGGCTTAAAGAAATTAAGAAAACTCATTCCCGTGGCCTCACCAAATCAACGGTAAACACGTTCTAGAGAGGCAACATGCACACACCCTCCAGTCGAAAGCTCACTAAGAAGGAGCGTAGGATCCAGAGGCAAACCGGGACCGAGGGAGGGGGTGCTGTCGCAAATGACAGACTTAATTTCTCACTCAAACGTATAACTCCTCTGACAGAGAATCAGAGGCTAACATTTGAATCGTATAGAGAAGACAAGCATTTACTTCTAGTAGGTACCGCTGGAACTGGTAAGTCATTTTTGTCAGTCTACGTAGGTATGACCGACATCATGGAACACAAGAGCCATGAAAAGATGATCATTATCAGAAGCGTGGTGCCGACAAGAGACATGGGATTTCTGCCTGGATCCAACAAAGAGAAGTCCAAGGTCTATGAGGCACCCTACTACTCTATCTTTTCAGAGCTGTTTGGACGGGGCGATGCCTACGAGTACCTCAAGACAAAGAACGTGGTCGAGTTCATGACCACATCATTTGTCCGAGGCATCACCATCAACGATGCAGTGATCATTGTGGACGAGTTTCAGAACATGACATCGGGTGAACTTCACTCGGTGTTTACCCGTATCGGCAAGAACTGCAGGGTCGTGTTTGCAGGTGACATCAAGCAGAACGACTTGGCTGGCAAGAGAGACCAGTCTGGGTTCATGGACTTCTTCAAGGTCATCAATCGAATGAGGGACTTTGATGTGATTGAGTTTACCAGGGATGACATCGTCAGATCGGACCTTGTGAAGCAGTACATCATTGCTAGAGAAGACCTTGAAAGCGTCGGAGCGGTTGACCCACTGTAACCAGTGTGTTATAGTCATAGTATGAATGGAGGTATATCATGAAAAAAGTGACAATGTGTGATCCTCCCTCGGGGTGGCGCTATGGGTTTCCCAGACCCATCCCCGAGGACCGAAAGAAGGACATGATCAATTGGCTGCTCGAGTGTGGCTACCCACAGAGAGAGATCGACGCCAGCGGTCAACACTTCTACTGCAGATATTGGGAGGAAGATGTCAATGTCTGAATATGATGATCTAGTCGCCAAGTACGACTATGAGACCAAGCTGGATATTGCAGCTTGGGTGATCTCAAAGATTGATGAACACG